TCTGTCTAAGAGTTTTGACAAGAGGTCTTTCGTACCAAATAACTTCATCTGGTTCTCCCCATTTTTTTGCATAGTCTACTAGCTGTTCATTTAGATGTGCATCATTCTTAACACCGCTAAAGCGTTCACTGTGACTAGCAAATTCTAATCCGTCGTCCGAAAATACTGCTAATGCAGCATCGTGACTATTTGCACTTATTCCCCAAGTAATCATTTGTAAATGAAAGGATCCTTTTCTCTAAGCTTTTTTATTTTCTTACGAAATTCTATTTCTTCTTTTATACGATAATACGGCCATGTAATTATATCCCATATCTTTTTTAAAATTCTTTTAAGTAAAACCATTTTTTTGCTCTCAATTTAATTTTTAAAGGCGACTCTTCTGCCGCTGCTACAATGCTATGTAATGTATACAGTCTACCATATTTGGCAACTGCATCGTCAATGTCTTTACAATCTTTACCCCAGTCTGGCAAACTTACTTGCCATTCTAAATCTAATGCTCTATACATTAGCTCTCTTCCTGCTTGATCTCTATCAGGAACAACAATTAAAGGCTGTTGCAGAGTATTTAACATCATCGCTTGCTGCTTAGATATTTTATTTCCATTTAGTCCGCAACCGTCAATGTGGATTGCATCAATTATGCCTTCGCAAACAATTGTAAATGCTTTAGAGCGTTGGGCATCCATATTAAAAACATAGCCAGGTTGTGCATCAACAAGATACTTAGGACGTACTTTTTGATTAATAATTCTACTAATATATCCTACTTGTTTTCCTCGATGAGCAAACGGAATAATAAATTTATCTTCCCATCTTTTTTCTGGAGACCAATAGTAATCTAAATCATCTAAGTTTAAATTACGTTTAGCCATATAATAAAGTACATCTAATAATTCTTGACTAGGATTATTATCTATAAGACTGTTAATCTTTACAGCACCTTCAGGCAAAGGTCGCCAATCAAATTCGGGAAGTTGTAATTTAAATTTAACATTTTCGCTGTCAACACCCTCATTTTCACGCATAATTGCAAATGCAATTTTTGTAATATCATCGTTGCCAACATTCAAGTATTGCAAGAATTCTCGCATCTTATGAGACATATTTCTACCAGGTTGCCAACTTGTTTTAAAGCCACAATTAAAACAATGATAGGATACGCCTCCTTCAGTGAACATTAGTCCGCCACGCATTCTTTCATCATGGGCATGTCCTTTATGATGACAGCAAGGAGCATTAAAAGACGTCCAACCACTTGGAGTCTTTTTAGTTTTTCTGCCACCTATAGTAGACTGAATCATATCGATTAATTGGCTCATATTATTATTATAATATAAGATTTAATGATTGTCAATCAGTTTCTGACTAAAATTTTGTTTATTTTATCTGCTGGATTAGCTGTTGCTTTGAAACGTAAATAATTAAAAACGCCATAAAAATTTACTGGCTCTGGTTGCGTCTCTGAACCAGTAAACGATAGTGTTGCTATATCAGCCCAGTTAGTTGTGCCTGTAATTTGATTATCAAGAGTAACTTGAACTGTGACATCGCCGTCATACGCACTAGAATATATTGCTGCTGTGTGTAAAGCATCGTTACCATTTAATGCAGGTTGTGCATCAACAGTTTCACTATACCAAATATCTACACCCACTGCTTCTTGCTGAAACGTAGATATAGAATATGTCGGTAATGGTCCTGGAAAAGTTCTTGCATTTACAAATATTGTAGCATCATTATCAAAGTTTGTGTCGGAGTATGTAAGTGTTTTGTCATTAACAGAATCAACAAGATAAATGTTATACGATAGATATTGTTGTTTAATATTTAATAAGTTGTTCTCTGTTACATTAACTTTAAACGTACCTCTTGTTGTCGATGATCCGTCATCTAAAACTGTGCCGTCCTTCTCAATAATCATATTATTGTTTTCGTCAAATGCAACAAACTTAGGTGTATAGTTTACAATATCTAATGGTTTTTGATCTGCATTGAGTACCTTAAATTGTAAGACATTGTCTATGCCTTTATATACTTGTAATTGTCTATTATACACTGGTCTATACTCCGTTATGAATCCTGCCACATCTGCAACAATGTGTGTCCTGTTCGAGACTAAATATCTAGGTACTAATTGCATATTATTATTTATCGGAATCAAATGCTAACGAAAGAAATACAAGAAAATTTTCCCTTCCTAAGTGTAGTAACTTATGGAGGAAACGAATACATTGGTGTCATAATTAACCAAGATGCAACAGTGACTTCTATGTATGTTTATACAGAGCTACGTACTAAAAACGAACAAGCTGCATTTTTAGAATTGGGCGAGGCATGGTGGTGGGAGTCTAATAGACTAATACCCATTAATATATTTTTAAAAAATGAAATGGACCCTTACAAGTATTGTATCATTACAATGAATTCAAAGGACGTAAGGGTTATGATAGGACCGTGTGTCAATATTAGTAATATGACTGTTAAAAGAATTAAAAGAAAAAGTGTACAGCTTATACGTAAGCCACCTAAGTAGCTTGTAAATCTTCACATAGTAAATTCATATGCACAACACAAGCAATTGCATAAGAAATTGCATGCGCTTTCTTAAAGTAGTAAGAACTATCTGTAGGTTTAATCCATACTTCCTTCATTATTGTTTCCCAACTTTCCTTCAGTAGATGCCTTTTGGCTGGGCGGATAATTGCTAGGACTGCCGCCAGTTGTTGTATGTTGGTTGGCTGCAAAGCTCTGAGTACGTCTCCGTGATTGTTGAGATGAAACACGTTGTCGCTGAAATCGTCGTGAAGCAGAAGTTCCCATAGTGGTTCCTTATTCATTAGTTGGGTAAGATGAGTTTCATCTTTTACTGTTTTATAGATACTTACATTTAAGAAATCTAATTTAAAATAACCGCGTTCTTCTGCAGTCTTATGTTCGATTGTACTAATATTATCTACAGGATTATGCGGCACTTCAGTTGCATATACTCCTGTATTATGTTTTTTTCCGCTATCTAATTTAGCTACACGATGTGTCAGTTTATCTAATATAACATCTCTGTCAGCAAAATCTATATCAATATCAGGCATGCAATTTTCCAACCTTTATTGCTTTCTTTCTTGCCATATCCCATTTTACTTTGCTTACTCGATCTTTGAATGTGATACCCTGTAAATGATCGTATTCGTGCAAATAACATTTTGCACTATACCCTTCTATCTTTACAACTTGCTCTTGTAGATTTTCATTATAAAATTTTGCTAGTATTTCTTTAGGACGAGTTACTTTTACAAACATATTAGGAAAACTTAAACATCCTTCTATGTCTAAAATAGTGTCTTTAGTATATTGTACTATTGTAGGGTTGATACATATTGTACTATTTTTTACACTGTCGCCCATAACAAATACTTGTGCATCAAGGCCAACTTGATTAGCACTTAGGCCAATGCCATTACTTGCAAGCATTAATTCAACCATTTGAGCTTTTAATTCAACAGGATCAAATCCTGGATCCTCAATGTTAACATCTTTTACTTTTTTATTTAAAAAAGGATCTGGATAATATATTAGTTTCATAGTTGACTCTCCTTTGCAACATCTTTTACTAGTTGCACATCTGAAGACATACGTTTAAAACGTATTGCCCAGTGTTCTGGATTAATTACGTGGTACACTAATGCAAGTTGTTCGTCATTAAACTTACTTAGCATTTCTTTTCCTGTAGGACAATTTAGTATTAACCAAGGACTAATCTTACCATCCTTAATATCCCAAACTGCCTTATTCAAACTCACATGATAAAAATAATGATTCCATGGCGCACTTTTATCTTCGGCCCATTCCATCATTGTTTTTATGCTACGTTCTAGTGCTGTTGCTACGTCTTCTTTAAGTATAAATTCTAGTACATATTTTTCATACATTTCATCTCTGCACCAATGGTCTAGCTTTACCCCACTAGTAACAACATAGTCAATATACCTGTCAGGATAAAGAGGTCTGACATTAGATATAAAACTGCCAAATTTAACAAACGCATTATAGTACGGACTTGCGCAAAAATCTTCATATGTTTTTTCTTTTTTTGTTCCTGCACTTAACTTGTAAAAACGACCAAATGCATAAAAGCCATGGCGTACACGCTTTTCATCTTTTTGTAAAGCTCTGCGTTTTTTCTCGCACATGTGAGCAGCTAAAGTCTTTTCTTTTACAAAAGAACTTCCGCAGTATTCGCACTTATACGGTTTTTCAGAGTTTGATTGCAATTTCATGATCTTCTGCGAGTTGTTTAAGTTCTTTTTTTGTAGATAATCTAGCAAGTAATTCTACCTCATCTTGTTTCATATTTGGGTGTATTTGCTGTAATAATTTTATAGCATTATTATTGCCTTGTTTTTTCTTAAAGCCAATCCATGCATGTCGTCTTATTTCACTGTTGGCATTATGTAACGAACATAATAATTGCCACTGTAGCTTGGGATGTCGTACTCCTAACTCATTCCAGTTTTTATTATAGATTTGATTAGTCATAACAACAGCAAGTTCTTGTGCCTCTCTACTGCCTGTTACTGAACTTGCATATCTATTCAACAGCCAAAAGTTTACGCCTTTTTTCTGTTCGTCTGTAAGCTCGTCCCAAATACCTTTAGCATTACTGTCTAAACATGCTAGTACATCTTTTACTGGAAATGCTTGCTGTGCCATTCTTCTACATCCTCTGGAGAATTTATTTCTACTCCATTATATTGTACACTCAAACAACCAATTTGCCAACCGTTTTTTAACCAACG